AAAAGAAAAAGCTATTGAGTTGTGTTGTAACCGTTTTGATCCGCAAACTAAAGCTGCATTCATGGATGTGTTTGATAAGATATCAAATCCAACACCAGAGGTAGTGGTGGATCCTAATGTAAGTGATGCTGCAGCTTATACTATTACTGATGCTTATAATGCTGCGACAGCAGGACAGACGGTAACACCATGAGATTTGTAGAATTAAAACCAACACAGAAACAATATGTGGTCGTAGTAATGAATCGCTTCGACCACAACTATGAAGACATAACATTAGACGATATGAAGTTTTATCATGATGAGATGCTTCAAACAAGGAATGCTGGATCGCCTAAGTTAGGTTATCCAAACTGGTTGATTAAACCAGAAAACAAAAAGATTAAAGGTGTTTATGGATTTCCGAGGCCCACTGACTCGGAATTGGAAGATTATCACAGTGGAAATGTAGAAGCGGTGATTGACTTAACAAAGTTTTCACCATTATTAAATAACGTGATCAAGGAATACGGCTTAAAACCGTAATATATTATGACTATAACAAAAACTATCAAAAAATTATTTAACTTTAATTCACCATTAGTGTATAATGGTTCAGTATCAGGTAAGACAAGCGACAATCTTATCCGCGTTTCCCGTAAAGTCGCAATTTCAAGGAGTAACAGTATGTCAGCAACAACATCATTAATTACTTACTTACAATCAGGTAAGAAAGTAACTGCTAAACAAATTACTGCACGTTTTGGTTTAGCTAACCCTCACGAAGCTGTTCGTCAACTTCGTATGAAAGGTTATGCAGTTTATGCAAACAATGGTAAACTTTGGAACGGTGAACCTACAGTGCGTTACCAATTAGGTAAACCAAGGCGTAAAATGGTAGCTGCAGCTTACGCTTTAATGGGTGGCGATCTATTCTAAGATTGGCAACTCTAGTAAGTCAGCACGAGGAGGCGCAATGCCTCCTCTCTTTAGAGTTCTTAATTGAGAGTTCTAAACAGAGGAGACACCTATATTATGGCAGTAAATGATAAAAAGTGGAATGCTATTTTAGATAAAGAGTTAAAAGAATCACAAAGTAAAGATCACACAGGTGGTCGTAAATTTGATGGTGGTAAACTACAATATGGTTTATTACCTCCTCTTGCATTACGCGAGACAGTTAAAGTATTGACATTTGGCGCAGAGAAGTATGAGCCTGACAATTGGCGTAGAGTGCCAGAAGGACCTCGTAGATATTTTGATGCAGCTCAGCGGCACCTATGGGCTTATAAAGAAGGTGAGATGTATGATCCAGAAACTGGTGTGAACCATTTGGCTCATGCTTTATGTTGTATTATGTTTATGTTAGATCTTGATGAAAGTGAGTATGAAGAATGAAACTAAGTAAAGAAACGTTATCGCTAATTAAAAATTATGCTTCGATTAATAACAACTTGTTATTTAAACCGGGCAATGTACTATCTACAATCGCAGTAAGTAACACTATCATGTCATCATCGACGGTGGCCGAGACATTCCCTAATGAGTTCGGTATCTATGACGTGAACGAGTTCCTTGCGGTCTTATCATTATTCGAAGATCCAGATCTTGAGTTCTCAGAGAAAACTGTGGCAATTAAACAAGGTAATAGCAGTATTAAATACTTTGCTGCAGCACCAAACTCTATCGTTGTACCTAAGAAAGAGATCATATTCCCTGAGGCAGAGATCAACTTCAAGTTAGAAGCAAACGTACTAGCCATGATCCTCAAGACTGCGCCAATCCTTAAATCTACAGACGTAGCACTGTTGGGTGATGGATCAACTATTAATGTAGTAGTTGGTGATAAGAAGAACGCAACGTCTAATGCTTACACATATACCTTAGGCACTACGACTTCTGTGTTTAAAGTTAACTTAAAGATCGACAACCTTAAGATGGTACCAGGTGACTATGATGTATCTATCTCATCTAAAAAGATCTCACGCTTTAAAGGTGCTGGTGATCTAGTGTATTATGTAGCTATTGAAGCTGATTCAACATTTGAAGCTTAATTATATTATGGAGTTATTATGGAATATTTGTGGGTTGAGAAGTATCGTCCTCAAAAAATTGAAGAGTGTATTTTACCGAAAAACTTAAAAGAAACATTTAAGCAGTTCGTCCAAACGGGTGAACTGCCAAACTTCTTATTTTGCGGTACAGCAGGTGTAGGTAAGACCACAGTTGCTAAAGCATTATGTAACGAGATCGGAGCCGAATATCTTCTCATAAACGGATCCGAAGAATCTGGTATCGATGTCCTTCGAACCAAGATCAAATCATTCGCCTCAACAGTATCGTTGACTGACTCAAAGAAAGTCATCATACTAGACGAAGCAGACTATCTAAATCCAAACTCTACACAACCAGCGCTTAGAGCCTTCATCGAAGAATTCTCTAACAACTGTCGTTTCATCTTTACATGTAACTATAAGAATCGTATCATTGAACCACTCCACTCAAGATGTAGTGTGATTGACTTCAAGATAGAGAACACTGAAAAAGCTGAGATAGCTGGAGCATTCTTTAAGCGTACTATAGGTATACTTAAAGCAGAGAACATCGATGCAGACCAAAAGGTGGTAGCAGAGTTGGTCACAAAGCACTTTCCAGATTGGAGACGTGTACTAAACGAGCTACAACGATATTCAGTGTCTGGTAAGATCGATGCTGGCATCCTTGTTAACATGACTGAGGACTCGTTCAAAGACTTACTTAAGAACATGAAGGATAAAAACTTTACTGAAGTTCGTAAGTGGGTAGCAAAGAATGGAGATTCCGAGACTATAAATATATTTAGACAACTATACGACACAGCTTCGGTACACTTGGAGTCAGCTAGTATACCTCAATTGGTATTAATACTTGCTGACTATCAATACAAAGCTGCGTTCGTTGCTGATCATGAGTTAAATCTTATGGCCGCACTTACGGAGGTTATGTCATCATGCAAGATGAAGTAAAGAACAGAGAATACGACTCTGACGATTGGGATAAAGCATCATATCTAATAGAACGTGGGTTTGTACAATCAAATCCAGCTGGTGATAAGATGGATAATATTCGCGAGACTGCTATCAATATCCATACGCTTAAGATGCGTGGTTATGATGAGTATATTAAAAACGGCGGTGCACCACCATTCGAAGGGAAATAATGGGACTAATCATATTAGGTATCATCATAGGGTTTGCAAGTGGTTGGTTCATGCTTAGAGTACTAATTAACTATAAGATGAAGATGATGCTTGGAAGTATAATTGATAGTCCATTACCAAAACCTGAAATAAAAGTCGTAGACATAGATCTTGTCAGGATCAAAGATAGGGTATATGCATACGATAGAAAAGATAACTCATTCTTAGGATACGGCAATAGTAAAGACGAGATGGTAGAGTATTTACGTAAGAAGTATCCAAATACGTCATTCATGGCTAAACCAACAAATGTGAAAGAAGTAGACTTCAATGACCCCCTTTGATTTCCTAAATGCAATAAACGATAATAAGAAGGATCTATTCCAAGATCCGCAGGCATCAAAGGACTATACTCCTTTCATGATTAATCGTGGTCTATCGTTCTTCCCTGATACCGTGTTATATGCCAATGAGATGAATATGCATGTCCAGATCCCTACTCAGTGGCAGTTTGAATTCCTTAAGAACTCAATCTCTAAAAAGAAGAGGTTTTCTAAGTGGCATAAAAGAGATGCAACCACTGAACAGCTTAAACTTGTCATGAAGCATTACAAATACTCTGAAAAACGAGCACATGAAGTCCTAAGTATCCTATCCCCAAAGCAACTTATAGAACTCCAAGAGGCCTACGAAAAGGGCGGTAGAAACTAATAGTCTTATAAATATATAATGAATTAATAAAGAAAGTGATTTTATAATGTCTATAGCAATGGTATACTACGATTGGGTACCAGATGCAATGTTAGAAGTTGACTTGATTGAACCAGATAATTTCCTAAAAGTCAGAGAAACTCTAACCCGCATCGGCATCGCTTCAAGAAAAGATAAGAAGCTATTCCAGTCATGTCATATTTTACACAAACAAGGCAAGTACTTTATTGTACACTTTAAAGAATTGTTTGCCCTTGATGGCAAGGAATCTGATATCTCTATGTCTGACATCGAGCGACGCAATGTTATTGCAGAACTCCTTCAAGATTGGGGCCTTCTAAAGATCCTTGATAAGTCAAAGGCAGAACCTAAAGCTTCTCTATCTCAGATTAAGGTAGTTTCTTATAAAGAAAAATCTGAGTGGGAATTAGTGCCTAAGTATAATATCGGCGGCATTAAAAGATCACCTAAAGAATAGTCCCTGTACTAGTAAGTTTTAATACTTTTAACTAGTAGCTTTTGGGCAGTTGGCGCATAAGTACTTATGTACATTAAATCAAAATCATGGTATAATGTATTTGTATGATTGAAAAATTGTACATAGTTGTATAGGCCTCAAGGTAGACTTTTATCTTTAATGATATCTCTACTGACATGAGTTTATAAACGCAATATTTTATAAACAAAGGAGAACTACTATGTGGACAAAACCAGCTGCTACTGAAATGCGCTTCGGTTTCGAAGTTACAATGTACGTAATGAATAAGTAATTATTCAAGTGCATTAAAAGGGGCCTCAGGGTCCCTTTTTTATTTGTTGGGGCCTATGTACTTTAATTAATTGTTGTGGTATAATGGGTAAATGGTAGTATCAAAGGAGATTCAAAATAGCTATACCAAATAAAAAGTTTAAACCAAAACAGACTGACTCTAAGCAAGGTCTATTCGTAGATGTGCAAGAAGGTCAATTTGAAAAAGCATTCCGTAAGTTCAGAAACAAAGTAGAGGATTCTGGATTATTGATTGAATTAAGAGAACGCATGGAATATGAAAAGCCTTGTGTAGCTCGTAAGAAAGCTAAGAGTCAAGCTAAGAAGCGATGGCTCAAAAAAGTAGCATCAACACAACCACCAAAAAAATTATATTAGGAGAAGATTATGGGTAACCGTGATAAGAAAAAAGAGTCGAAAGGTCGTCCAAAAAAAGATAAGTTGCCAAAATAATGGCAGCAAAGAACGACATTACTGGAGACAGTATCTTATCTAAGTCAAGCTCAAAGGCATTTGATAAAGGGTTTGATGGCATCGATTGGTCAGTTAAGTTAGACACTCCACGAGATGGAGATCAAAGACTTAACCATGAAGGTAAACTTGAACGTTATTATGGAGGAGCATGGTGTGCAACAAATCAAAAAGAAGGTTGAATTACCAAGAGTAGATATTGCAGCAGTTCTTGCGGCTCATGAAAAGACTAGAGAAGGCAGCCGTTATACAATGATCCTTGAAGCAGCTTATAGAGCAAGAGACATTGAAAAACGCAGAGACTTCCTAGACCGCAAATCTGAGAAGCTTCATTACTACGGCTACAAACCAATCAATCAAGCTCTTCAGGACATGATTGATGACGCTAAAGTATTATAAATAAGATTAGATAGGTCACTATCTAGCCTGCAGCCTTCGGGGGCAGGATTTTGTTAAACTCGCTTAATTAAGGAGAAACTATATGCGAACAACAAACGTTTCATTTGGCCCTATTTGGCCATCATCAGTTGGTTTTGATAACATTATCAATGAGCTCGATGCTCTAATGCATGCTCAAGTACCAGCTTCAACCTTCCCACCTCATAATATTATTAAAGTTGATGATTACAACTACATCGTAGAATTGGCAGTCGCTGGTTTTAATAAGCAAGAGGTAACTATCACCCTTAAAGATTCAGTGCTTGAGATCAAAGGACAAAAGAAGACAGATATTCCTGAAGTACAATATCTGCACAAGGGTATCGGTACAAGATCATTCGTTAAAACTATTAAACTAGCAGACACTGTAGAAGTTGTCGGCTCAGCTGAAATTGAAAATGGCATCTTACGTATCGCTCTTGAGAATGTCATTCCAGACTCTAAGAAGCCTCGCACAATCGAGATTACAGACGGTTTACCACCAGCTGCCAATATTGAACGGGTTAGAGAGTTATTAGCTGAAAGAGATAACTTAGATAGTTAAACGGGTAGGGGAGAGCAATCTCCCCTCTCATAAATATATGATGAAGGACAAATTGACAAAAGATTTAGTATCTTATCCGTTTTTGCGGAGAGGAAACTATCAACTGAAGGTTTCAGTACTTAAAAACATGAGTGTCGTAGTTGTAGGTAATCATCTTATGGACATTGATAAATTTTTCGTGAAACACTTTGGTAATTTAGAGCAAGCAGCAGATTTTATTGAATTTACATTATTAAAGGATGAGTACGATGGCGGACACTAAACTATTATTAATCAAATTAACAAGCAGCGAAGAGATCCTTTGTACACAGGTCTCATCAGGCGAAGGAGCTATGGTCATTAAAGACGCAGTCTTATTGATCTATAGACAAGCTAAAGAAGGAGCAATGTCAGTAGGCTTTGCACCATTCATGCCTTATGCTGACGGTACAATATCATTAAACCATAGTGCAATCTCTGCAAATGGTTATCCAAAACAAGACTTAGCAGACGAATACAACCGAATCTTTGGTTCTGGTATCGTTATTGCTGGTGCAAACGACGCAGCATTTAAAGCGCAATAATTGTACTTTTAATCCCATGCGGGATATAATTATATTATGAAATCAGTTCCAGACTTCATTGAAGGTCATAAGACTTCCAATGATATATTGATCTTAGGCCAATGTCCCTCCTCTAAAACTAAACCGTTTAAGAATGGGACATTTGCACGTCTAAGTAAATGGTTAGAGGTCGTAGATGTGCATGCATTTGCATTCCACAACGTGATACCAGATAAGATCAACAGTTATGATATAAAAGATGTGCAATATAAAAAGCTATACACTGTAACACATGGTCGAAAGAAGATCATAGCGTTAGGTGGGTTTGTAGAACGCGTATGTAAGAAGTACAACATACCACACTATAAGATAGATCACCCATCTCCACGCAATAGAAATTTAAATGATCCTAAATATGAAGAACAGATGCTAATTAAATTAAAAGATTATTTGAATGATTGAAACAACGCAATACTATGATGAGTATATAAGATACTTTAATCTTGCAAAGGATCAGCAAGAGAAGTGTAATGTATCTCTTAATCCTCCTTATGGTATGACACCGCATGCAGAATCAGACATGAACGATGATCTACTACATCATGTTGAACTATACGATGTGGTCGAACGTAAGTATGCAGGATTTTCTCAGATAGTTAATGATTGCTTTTACGGTTGGACAGAACAACATCCTTATTGGAAAAAGATGGAAGCCGGTAAGATCACCCATCAACGTGATACAGTAGCTAAGAATTGGACAGGCAAGCATGCAGACTTTAAACTGCCCGAATGGTTGTACATCTTCATCCTACATCGTGTATGTGGTTCTGCGATCAACTATTCTACAAAACCTAGTGGGTACCATAATACCCTACTATTCTCGTTACATAACTGTAAGAGCATTGAAGACATGATCGAGATGGTGAATAACTATCCATACTCGTTCTATACTTCTGTAGGTTATCAGTTCCCAGCATTTCCAAAACCACCAATAGAATCCAAGTATAAACGAGGTGGAGACTATTACCTATCAGAGTATGCACCACGATTAGCAAGAGAACTTGCAGATTTTTTAGAATCCGGTGGTGAACGATCATTAAGAGAGATCGGCTCATTCATGTTAGATTGGAATGTTAAGAATAACCTAAGACAGTACCACTTCCAATATGCAGCAGTAGTTGCAGATATTGCAGATTGGTATCCAAAGTATGTAGATAAATCATCACCATTTTACTATGGTACAAATGCGGTAGAGTGCATATCATATCTTGCCAAACCTACATCTAAGATGAAGCAAGAAGAATTTTTAGATAAAGTTATGGAGAGAATCTATATGGAGACAGGTGCATATCCTTACAATGCTGAAGATGTGTGTTGTGACTTCATCCGTTGGGTAGAAAACTATGTTCGACCAGGTGCAGATTATAATCATCTTGACTTTGATTCAGTATGGTCATCATGTCGTATTAAAGATCATCCATTTGGTAGACAAGAAGCTATGCTCAAACTTGGTCTCATAGATACATTTAATAACATGACAGCTCATCCATCAGATGACACTATCATTAAAGCAAATAACATGACAGTAGAACAGTATAAGGAATTATGCAAAACACTCTAGCTCGATTTATTGAAAACGTAGAATACAGAAACATTACATATAAAGGTACAAGTCCTGTAGTATTAAAAGATGGTAAGCCTACAGAATCTTGGATGAAGGATTGGCCACTAGAAAAACGATTAGATAAGTTCTTTGAGTTCTGTCAAGAGTTTGATCTTAGACGAGATCAATTACTTGCTGAAGACTATCAGATATTCTCACATCGACTCCATTGGCATGAGCATCCGTTCTGTGATATCATGAAGAAGGTCACAGATCCTAAGTTAAGATTGTGGTACACACTTACCTTCTCATTTAGTAACGAACACTGGGGTACCCTAACGCGGTTGATGTATCAAGGTCCAGAAAACTTGCGCGAACACTTTAAAGAGAATAGACATGCACGTAACGATCTATTCCAAATCTATTATCCTAAGAATACGTTAGTTAAAGATTGGTTGATTGATGGTCCAAAAAAGGCTGCTGAGGAAATGTGGGAGTTTCTAGAAAAACACAGACATAGATTAGAACGACCGTTCACGATGATGGAGTATGCAAAGCTATTAGAGAAGTATTTCAAAGAGAAACAAAACTTTAGAAGTCCATTATATCCATGCAAGAACACTGCACGATACATGGCTATGGCATATCCCGACATCGTAGATCCTGAGTCTGTATTGTTTGGTGGTACAGGGCACTTTGATGGGATGGCACAGATATTTGGTGTTAACTTAAACGGCAAAGTACAGTATGAGATTGATCCTAACGGTCAGTTCATACCGCGTAATAAGAATGGTGAATTATGGTTAGCACAGATGCATCAGTTAAGAGATGATGTACGTAATCCAATGTTATCGCAAAAGATGTTGAACATTGAAGATAAGACATGCTTCTTCTATAAACACATAGCTATTAGTCATGGTGTTAAATCACCTACTAAGCGTATCCCTTATTCGTGGATATTCCCTGAAACTTTTAGCTTAAGGAAATAATGAGAACGTTCGTTGAAGGTGTAAATAAATAAGTAGGTATGATGACATGGACAGAAGCCAAAGATTATTACTTATCTTTGTGTGAAGGATGGACACCGTATAACCCAGATCCAGTTGTCATCGAGCATGAAGGTGTTCGTGTGGTGCGAGATGATCTTATCGTTGGTACAAAGACAAGAGCTGGTGATTTGCTTGCAGCCAAGATCCCAAACGATACACTAGTTTATGTACAACCAAGAGTAGGACTTGCTGGCGTATCTCTATGTGATGTAGCAAAGATACATGGTAAGAAGATCGTATTGTTTATGCCATCATCCAAACAGATATCACATCATCAAGCATGCTGTATAGAACGCGGAGCAGAGGTACACTTTGAACGTATCGCGGCGATGCCTAACTTAAACTTATATGCTAAAAAATACGCTGAAGAAAATGGTTATGCGTTCATCCCACTTGGTTTGAAGCATGAACTAGCGACGGCGGGAATCGTGTACGCTGCATCACGTATCCCTGAACCAGATGAAGTATACGTAGCTATAAGTACTGGTGTACTATCACGAGCATTACAGATCGCATGGCCAAATGCAAAGTTCCATTCGGTTG